ATGCTGACCATTGAAATCGAATCGACCGAGCTGAACATCAAGTCTGGCAACTCCGCTCGCACCGGCAAGCCTTACCAGATTCGCGAGCAAACCGGCTATGTCCACATCCCGTCTAACAAGTACCCCCAGCCGATCAAGATCACCCTGGAGGACGACGCTCAGCCGTATCAGCCAGGTAAGTACCAGCTCGGCGACAACAGCTTCTTTGTCGGTCGTTACGACGATCTGCAAATGCGCCCACGCCTTGTGCCTGTGGCCGCTTCCGTCGCTCGCCAGGCCAGCTAAGGGGAGGGCGGCCCATGCTCGTTCTAGATCGCGTTCTCTGTGACTGCTGCGGCGATGACATGGGCCAGCTCAACGGTGGCGTATGCACGCGCCCCGGCGCCCTGGTTGATATGAACAAGCCGCCTTACTTCGCCGTGTGTCCTGAGTGTTTCGTAGACGCTCGCGAATACCTGGGCCTGCCAGCCCCACAGGAGGCTGCGTAATGGCTCTTCCGCTCTGTGTGTACGTCGATCAAGCAACCAACGCCCTGGTGGCCGCTGGTGAGTTTACCGGCGAATGCACGGGCTACGTGCTCATAACTCCGGCCGATTGGGCGGGGTCTATGACGGTCGCTGAACTGTTCGGGTTTCCTGACCCGCTCGTTTTCGGCGCCACCTTCACCGCAGCATTCGGCGCCGTCCTCGGATGCGCTGTGGTGGCCCACGCCGTGGGTTCTGTCGCCGGGTTTTTCAATCCAATTAACTCGATAGAGGAACTTTGACCATGGATCTCGATTTCGCCGCCATGATCGCCGCTGTATCCGCAACCGGAGCCGTCGCCGCCATCGTTTCGATGGGTGTCGTCAAGCTGTCCCCCAACTTCGCCCGCTGGGCGGTTAACAAGGTCGCCGGTTTCTTCCGTTAATCGGCGCTTTCCCTTCGGGGACAACAAGGCCCCTCACGGGGCCTTTTTGTTTGGAGCACGTACATGGACCTTGATTTTTCAACAATGGTTGAGTCGCTTACATATGCGTCCTTAGTTACCGCAATGGTTTCTTTTGGCGTTGTTCAGTTGTTTCCGACTTTCACCATGTGGGCAGTTGATAAGGTTGCTGGATTCTTCGGTTACGACCCTTACGACCGTGACAACAAGCACGAAGACTAACTAACCGCGCCTCTCTGAGGCGCCTTGAGGGTTCCATGATATGGATAGTATTTGCCGCCTTCTTCGGTCTCGCCTGTGGCTCTATTGTTTGCTATGCGTTCTATCAGTCCTGATTGGCTCTGGTGCGCATGCTTCAACTCGTAAACACGTTTCTATGCCGACTGCTCAGAGTGTTGCTGGCAATCCCAGTGGGCAAGTAACGCGCACGGGCAATAGCCTGTTTGTTCCTGGGCAGCCACTGGAGGGGGAGTTTATTCCTGGGGTTGATGGGAAAAAGATTCCGGTTCGCGGGATATTGCCCACAATTGATTTTTCCATTCCGCGCACTCTTACTCAGGGAAAGAATCTATTAAAGGGCGGCGTTATTGGCGCTGGTGTTTCTCTTGGTATTGATTGGATGTTGAGCCAGATAGGCGCGTTTATTGATGAAAACTCCGGCGCTCCCATGAAAAATGGCAAGAAGTCGGCCCCCGCAAGTAGTCTTTATTGGTGTCATGTAAACTCTGATACGCATTGTAATAACTCTGCACCGGACCGTATGCGCCTCTCTACGCCAACTCAATTTCCTGATATTTACAAGCCGTGGAATCCAAATAGTCAGCTTTGCTCAGTAACTTATTCAATTCAAAATAATGGCGGCCAGGTTCTAATTAGCTATGTTTTTAACAACCCTGGTCAGTGCGGTGTTCGTGACGGCTCTGCTCAAATAACGTACTACCGCCGCGGCACATGTCCGGCGCCTTCCTTTTTCGACGCAGAGCTAATGTCCTGCGTTGAAAATGCTCCTGTTCCGCTTGAGGACCCAGATTACGACCTGATGTTTAACGCGGCGAACTCCCAGAATGCCGCTTGGCTAAAGGGGCTGCTTAAAGATGTTTGCGCCGCTTCTCCAAGCCCTGCCAGGTGCTTCGAGGAGATGAAGCAAAATAGTGCTCTTAATGGTCCGGCTTCCGTTGCTGGCGGCACGACAACGCAAACAACCAACTCGGTAAGCCCTTCCGGCGTTTCCACGCAAACTGTTACCACAACTAAAAATACATATAGCTTCACCTATGGCCCGACTTATTACGACTACCGCAAGACAACTCAGATCATCACTACTGAGAACGGCGAACCAAAGTCAGATACCACCATCGAGGACCCTGTAGAGCCTGAACAGGAGGAGAAACCGCCAGAGGAAGAACAGGAGGAGCCGGTGCTTTGCGCGGGTCAGGGCTGCGACGGTCCTGCATATGTTGATCAGTACGAACCAACCGATGTAACGAAAGAGGAGGCGATTGATTCGTACATGTCTCGCATTCAATCGATTCCGATTATTGCGGCGGTTAGCGGGTTGTTCTCCGTAAACGTTAGCGGCACCTGCCCTGTTTGGGAGGTTAATTCTTCGCTTGATGTTATGGGCGCCTCGATGCCCATCAACTTGCGTTTTGATTACCTTTGCCTCCCTTGGGTTGTATCGCTCAAGCCCTGGATTCAGGCGGTAATGCTTGCAGTGTGTTTGATGCTCGCAATCCGCATCGCACTGCTTTGAGGTGACGTTATGATTCAGACAATAGTTAGTTGGATATCCGCGATCCTTCGATTCTTTACGCGCATATTTGAATGGTTCCTTGGCATGCTCAAGGACATTATGGAGTTCTTCGCGGACCTCCCTGTTTTGATCTTCGAGGGAATCTTGGACGGGGCCATTTATTTGCTGTCCGCCATTCCTGTTCCTGAGTTCATGGCGTCCGGTAGTCAGGGCGCTTTGCAGGTCGCGTTCAATGCGCTCCATCCGGATGTCCAATACTTGGTTAACTTCTTTGGAATCCACCTAGGGCTTGCTGTTATCGGCGCTGGCGTTCTTTTTCGGCTAACTCGCAAGGCCGCAACTTTGGGCCAATGGTAGGGAAGGGTAGAGCATGATCTTTGGTAATGAAGGACTCCCGCGCTCGGGTAAGTCGCTTGATGCTATCCAGCATATTATTGATTCGCTCCAAGCTGGTCGCACGGTCATCACGAATATTCACGGACTCAGCGAAAGCGCCATCTCCGAATACTGCGCAATACCGCTGCCAACTGTTCAGCGTCTTCTCGTTTGCATAGTCCCGCCTAAAGAGTTGGACGAAGAAAAGAAGGTTGATTACGTCAAGGCTGAGTTTCTTAAGCGCCAGGTTAATGACTCGCTTTGGATATGGGACGAGATAAACCAGTTCTGGCCGCCTGAGCGTCAACCGTTGCCCGCTGAATGGGCGAAGTTCATCACCGAGCACGGCCACCTTGGTATTGATATCTTGATTATGGGTCAGGACCTATCTGAGCTTCATACCACTTGGCGCAAGCGGCTGCAGCGTTATACGCGGTTCACCAAGTTGGACATGATGGGCAAGGATGACCAATTCCACTGGCGCTCCCTGACAAACATCGGCAAGAACAAGTTTCGTGCAACTGCTGAAGGCAAGAAGCCGTATAACAAAGAGTTTTTCCCGCTTTACAAGTCGCACCGCGATGAAACTACGAACAAGGGTAACTATAAGGACAAGCGCTTTGGCGTATTCCAGGCAAAGCATAAGTTCTGGGGTGCTGTCTTTGCCGTTGTCCTGGGTATTGCCATTTGGAATGTGGCCGGCTTCTTTTCAGCGCCCGAGGCACCAGAGAAAACCGAATCGGACGCGCCCGTAACCACTGAAGCAGCTCCGGCTACCGTTCCGCCACCTAAGCCGGCTCCTGAGGCTGATGCGGTCGTATCTGAAACCGTCGAGACCAAGCGCGAGCCTATCGACTATCTCGACCAGTTCGCCCAGCAGTACCAGCTCCGTCTAGGCGCCATTCTGGACCGGCCCAATCCTCAGCCTGGACAGGCAGCGTTCGAATTCGTGCTTGATTTCGTGGACCCTTCATATCGCCTCAAGGAGCGTATGCGCCGCGTCGACGTTGCCGCCCTGGGCTGGGCCATTGAGCGTCACCCGTATGGCATCAGGATCGCCAAGGGCGATATCTCCTACGTCGCTCGCCCGTGGCCCCTGGACAACTTCGGCAAGGTTCCACAGGAAACCGTTAAGGCTCTCAAGCCGTCCCTGTGA